ATTCTACATTTTGATTGACAGCCTGATTTCATTGATGAAAATAGGCGTCCTATGAGTATGAATTTCACGAAACTTTTCTCTTCTATAACTGAAAGCACGATCTGGTGTGAGCGTGATCCGATTCGTTTGACGTGGATCACGATGATGGCGATGGCCGACCGAAAAGGGAGGGTGTATGGCTCGCTTCCGGGACTGGCTCACCGGGCCAGGGTGAGCATGAATGACGCAGCGGAGGCGATAGAGAAATTCCAACTGCCGGACCAGTACAGCCGGACCAAGGAATTTGACGGAAAGAGGATTGAAATAATTGATGGAGGATGGCGACTGCTGAACTATTCAAAATATCGGGAAATGCGCGATAATGAGGCGTCAAAAGAGGCGAAAAGGGATTACATCAGCGAGCGAAGAGAGGCGGAAAAACTGGCGGAACAGGCGACCGGAAAACCTCAGAAAAAATTCAAGAAACCGACCATTGAAGAATGCCTGCTGGCGGCGTCAAAAATTGGACTGAGCGAAGAGGAGTGCCATAAGTTTTTCAACTACTACGAAAGCAACGGGTGGAGGGCTGGAAAAAACCCGATGGTTTCATGGCCGCACTCAATGGCCGGGTGGAAAATAAGATCGAGCGGTTACGCTGGAAACGGTTCTCAAAAAAAGCCCGTCCAAAACGCCATCTAAATGTTCAACGGCGAGAGCATCAGCCGCGAGGATGTTCTTAAAGCTTATCCATTGGTAAAATACCTGGAATCTCTGGGTGTTGTCATCAAAAAGGATGGAGTTCAGAGAACGTCAAATCGCTGTGCCAAAACCCAGCACGGGAAGAAGCATTTCTGCGTGGCGATCAACACGGAAAAGGAGGTTTTTTTCTGCAACGATTGCAAGGTTGGAGGGAGTGTCATTGACTGGATGGCAATGGAACAGGGGAAAAGCCCGATTGAAGTCTTTCGTGACCTGGCGATCAAGCTGGGAGAGAGGAAAAAGCAGGAGACAAAACCATCAGGAAATCCACTGATTGTAAAAACCTACGACTACACCGACGAGCAGGGAAAACTGCTTTATCAGGTGTGCCGGTATGAACCAAAAGATTTTCGCCAGCGACAACCGGATGGAAATGGCGGGTGGAAGTGGACTATGGATGGAGCAACCAGGGTTCTCTATAACCTGCCGGCTGTGCTGGCCTCAAAAACAGTGGTGTGTGCCGAAGGCGAGAAGGACTGCGACACACTGATTGAGTTGGGATGGGTTGCCACCTGCAACGTCGGCGGCGCCGAACGATGGCTGGACGCCTATTCGGAATTTTTGTCTGGAAAGGATGTCATCATCATTCCCGACAACGACTCAAAAGGTGAAAGTCACGCCAGGATCATTGCTGATTCTCTGACTGAAAAGGCGAACTCGATAAAAATTGTGTCCATGCCCAGGCCACACAAGGACACGACTGAATTCGTACAGTCGCAACCGGATAAATCAAGGGCGGCGGAGCTGCTTGGGCAGTTATTTGAAAGATCGCCCCACACACTGCCTCCGCTGCCTGTTTTTTCGATGGTTGAGCTGGAGGAGATCTACACAAAATTTCAAAAAAGACCCGATTCAAATTCACTGAACCTGGGGAATTTTTTACCTTCGTTCAACCTGATGCGTCCCTTCATTCCCGGTGAGGTCATTGTCCTGATCGCGTCCACGGGGGTTGGAAAAACTGTCGTAGCCCAGAGAATTGCCATGAGCGCGTCTCCATTGCCGACTCTTTTCTTCGAGCTTGAACTGCCATCAGAGCTGCTGTTTGAGCGATTTGCCCAGATGGAGACAAACTCCGATTCTTATGAGGTGGAGAAATACTACCGTGCGCTTGGCACTCCGGTTGCGGCTAATTTTTCAAGGTTGAGCCACATCATGGTTTGCTCGGAGAGCGGCCTGAGTCCGGATAACATTGAAAAATTGATTGATCGGAGCGCGTTGAAATTTGGAATGCGTCCGGTGCTGGTGGTGGTGGACTACCTGGGGCTGGTGAGGGCGAAGGGTAAAAGCCGGTACGAGGTTGCCTCGGACGCTGCTGAAAGTTTGAGGATCATCGCCAAGCGGACGAACACCATTATCTTTTCCACAGTTCAGATTTCCCGACCGGACAAAAGAAGCGAGGGAATCGAGGTGGGGCTTTACGACGCCAAGGATTCCGGAAGCATTGAGAACTCAGCCAGCCTTGTCCTGGGGGCGTGGAGGCCGGATCGTGAAACCATCATGCTTAAGGTTTTGAAAAACACCAAGGGGATGACTGGCAGAGTCGTGGAGTGCAATTTTGACGGAGCGAGAATGAGCATTACCGAGAGATCAAAAATCAGCCCAGGAGATGTTCCATGAATAAAATCAAGCATGAGTTGAAGGTTGCCGGGAAGCGGGTGATACTGGTTATCACCGAGAAAAAAGACAGGATTGATTTGGAGTGGAAGCTGCCGGATGGATTCATCAGGCCCGAAAACATCCAGGAGTTTCAGGAAAAGTTCATATCCTTTCTGAGAAGATACGATACCGACAAGCGGCCAACGCATATTGTTCATCCGGTATCAGGTCAACACGCTTTTATTTACGGAGACGCCGAAAACAGTGTTGGGTTTGTTGTGCCGGGGGACTTCAACGGGAACTGACAACCACCAGTTCTACCCCCGCTCGCGTGTGGGAGTCAACGGGAAATCAAACACCGCTCCTCGAATGCCTGGCGGAAGGTCACTCCACCTCCCCAAAAAGTTTGCGGGCGATTTCGCAGATCGCCAGAGGCAGCGTTGCATCCTGAGCCGTTTCATAAACGCAGCCATCCTTGTATTGCAGGAGCCATTCGTCGCCTGCCTTTAGAATCTCAATCTTATGTTGTGGAGATTCCGAAACACACCTCTCCAAAACCTCCATCGCAGCGGCAGGGTCGGTGGTGGGCGTAAACCTGCCATTGGGATAACCGATAGTAATGAGTGCATTCCTGTCCTTCTTAAAAATCAACTCACCAGCAAGAAGCAAATTCGGACCACACCACGTCGCCTCCATCACATGCTCGGCAATGAAGGCGTCAAGCTCTCTTAATTCTGTGTCGCTCATGGTTGTGCTTACTTGAGTGCGTTCCCCACTCCATCAGTTCGAGATTTGAGAGCGCGTTGTTTAGTTTGTTTCTGTCTTTATGGTGAACCACGAAACCGATGGGAATTTCCCCGCGATACAATTCCCATTTGACCCTGTGAAGCCGAAGCCCTGTTAACGAAGAAACAAGATATCCATTCGATACATGGTATAATACCCCTCTCCAAGTTACCGAGTCTTTCCGTCGTTGTGAAATTTGATGGCATTTGTATGAGCAGTATTTTCTTGGGTTCTTTCGCTTCATGTGACACGCGAAAGCCTTGAATGGATTCTTACAGAGGGCGCATTTAAGGATTAAGGATGGAGTCATTTCAAATTCTAACACCGCGCATCCAAAAGTCAATCCACGCATCCAGCCCCCGCATTTCTTTTTCATTCATAACTCAATTCACTCCACACAAAATCCTCATCAAATCCGGTGGCGAAAAATCCGGACCCTTCAATACCTTTCCATCATCACGGTAACGCACCGTTCCGTCCGGCCAGAGTTTGGACATATTGGAGCGATGAACCTCGGCGAAGGCGGCGTCCTTGATGCCGTCCATGCCATAAGCCAGCAGTGTGCCGTCCAGGAAGTATTGCAAATCCATGAGTGCGTCCAGCCGTTCCACGTCGCTTTGCGCGTCGTAGAATTCAATCAACTCCTCCAGCATGAGCCGGAAACTGGCGCGGCGCCGCTTCTCGTTGTCCACGACGAACACGTCGTGGAACTCCCTCACTTGTTCAATGGTGGATTTCATCGTTAATTCACCCCGCACAAAACCTAATGGATGTTTTCGTATCCGACAATCATCCCCATGCCGAACACGCGGAAGTCGTGCTTGCCAAAGTTTGGAAAAATGTCCGATGGCAGCATGTCCACGCTGTCACGATTGGGGAGCCACACTACGACCCGGAAATCATCGGCCAGCGAAGACGCGAAGAAAGGGCGGTGGCAGGGATCGGGTTTAGGATTGGCGTTAATCAGTTTCATAAAATTCAGTGGGGATCACCACCCACACATCCGGTTTGCCAGCGTGCCGAGAGAACCACTTTCGACACAGAACAGGAGCGCCGGGAAGTTTTACAGAGCCGTCAAATCCCGGAACGATGTAGCCTGTGATAAACCATTTCAACCCCATCGTGGGATGATAATGTTCCGGTGCCTCCTTCAAAAACGGAAGTTTAGTCTTTTTCATCCTCATCCTCCCTGTCCGGCCTGCACGATTCACAGAAGCCCTCCGAATCCAACTGCTGATAATTGAACCGCTCGCCGCAGAAGGCGCAGCGTTGGATTTCGTCGCGGGCGGTTGGCTCCTTGAAACGGTCGAGGATGATTCTCATTTTGATTCCTTCCATTTCCCAATCGTTCGCAGGAACGCCTCGGCGCGTTGGGCGGCGGTGGTCATCCACGCTCTGTGAAATTCCTCCATGCTTGCCAACTTTGGAATGGTTCTCTCCCCCATTACGAAACCCAGATAGATGCGCCATTGGTCGTGTGTGATTGTTTTCTCCGCCTCGTGCATGGCGTTCAGGTCGTTGAGGTAGTTGGGAAGTTCACTAAATTTACGCCACGCAACACTGTTGCCATGGTCTTTAACAAACTCCCAATGAGTCATGCAGTTACAGTTTCCCTTTAGCGGCTTCCACCCACACGCCTCGGCAATGCAAACGCGCTGTTCTTCGGGGGTCATACTTCAATCCCTTTCACTTTGCACAACGCCTGAGCACGTTGTTGCCAGGTAGCAATACAACACCCTTTACTTCCGCAGGCTTCATTTAATAGGTCAACATATCGGGTGCGTTCTGATTCTTGATGAGGTATTGCGGGAAGTCTAATTGAAAGTCCCTGCTCCACCAGCCAGCAGACGTGAAGCCATTCGGTGTCGAGAATCCTCCACTGTGATTGTTCGGCTTTCCACCGTGGAACATTTACACCACCAGCAATAATAATCTTCTCCGGCAACATCTTCGCCAGCGCGAGCTTTAGATTGTCGTCGTTCATAATCTCCTTTCCGGCAGCAGCCATTTGGCTGCGCACAATGCGGCGATCACCGCAATCATCGTCACCAGCCTGCCCAGGAACACGCACACGACCATCGTAAAAATGGCGAGCGCGGCAAGATGCTGGCGGATCAGGTTGTTCACTGCCACTCCAACGGAATTTCAACGACCTTTCGATACTTCATCGCCAGGCCCTTATCATCAGCTTCGAGCACAACTTCGTAGCCCAGAGATTTTGCGGCAAGTGTGCGCTGGTAAACTTCGGTCAGTCGCCACGCCCTGTCCGGAGACATCTGCCCCTCCGACCAATAGAACATTCCTACAGTGTGAGCGTACCTGATGTGGCGCACAAAACGCCTGATTCTTTCCAGCAGGTTAGCGTAGGGATTTTGTCGTTTCAGTTTCACAATCAGCACTCCACCACACCCCGAAATCTTTGTCCAGAAAAATGTTTGACTAAGTTTGGGGAATGGTTAAGCTGGAACTTGAAAATGAAAATGGAAATGAACAGTGATTCAACGACGGATAATCGTTTAACGCATTAAACGAACCATGACCTGCGAAACCCTCACCCGCGATCAATACCTGCCGAGACTGGCCGAACTTCGTGATCGAGGCATCGAACCATTCCGAGTGAAGGTGGGCAGCACAAATTCCGAATGGATCATTGAGTACTCAGAGTCTCCAATTCTCCAGAGCGAACCGGCGCCAGAAACGAAGTCCCATCAACCCGAGTTAATCTGACGATGTGGCACTCGTCGCGGTGCGCTTCGATCAGGCAGTGGAAGCCCTGCCATAAATTCGGGCGCCGGATTTTACAAAATGATCCGATGGAAAGTTTCGGGCCGGTGTCGGGCTTGACTGTTTTCTTTTTGGCCATTCAGAAAATCCGGTCCCACATTACCCACTTGTTCTTTCCATTTTTGGAAGCGTGGTTGCGAAGCCGGTAGAGGTGCCAGTTTTCAAACATCCACCCTCCAACTCTAATTTGAAAATGTAAGCTCATCCTGAAAATAATTTCACCCCGCCGAAGGTCTGCCAGCAGTTGCCGGATTTTACATTAGGGCAACGGGCTATCGAGCCGCGTGCAGTAGAAAGAACGTGGCGGGATGAAAAAAATCAGTTCTGCTCCTCGATGACGTTGTTGCCGCTCTCGTAGGTGCTGGCCACGGCGCCAAACCTCACCATGAGGTTGTAGTGGAACCAGAAGAATCGCTCGCCGAAAAAGAACAGCGCCAGCGGCAGCGCGGACAGCAGCAGGATTTTTTGGATTCGTTTCATAATGGTTTGAGGTTGATGGACGCAGGAAAGCTATCACTTGAACGTCTTCCATTCAAACACCGCATTGGTTGGATTGTATTGGGCGAAGCCGTGTTCGATGGCTTCGCGGCGAACGTGCCTATCTCCCCACCACACTCCAAGAGAGAGGGCAAACCCGGCAACAAATGTCAAGAGGATGAAGTATTCAACTTTATTCATAATCCCAGCTTGCTCCTTACCTCCGGGGTGAGTTCGATGAATTCGCTGATGTTGAGCGTCTTGTCGGTTGAGTTTGGTATCCAGGAAGGGCATCCCTTTTCGTTGACATAGAGCCTGACCCTCTTTGGCTCCACCGGCTTGACGCGGTAGTCGTAGATGCCCCAGTTCCAGTCCGGAATATGGAAGTCCACCCATTCATTGGTCATGCTGACGGATGGGTATAGATACCTTTTCTGTATCTCCTTCCCCTCCTTCGCCGCCTGCATGACGGCCAGCATTTCATCGATTGTTTTCATTACAAAACCACTTCTACACCCCTCCGTAAAACTTCGCAAGGAAAATGTTTGACTGATTTTGGGGAAGGGTTAGGATGCGAGAGTTATGAATGCCAAAACACCTGATTCCACACTCATCAAAGACGCGCATCTAGCCGCGTGTTCCTGCATGGCAGTCCTCGAAAAAATGGAGCCGCCCGATCTGCCCACGGTGCGAAACGCCAAATGGTGGGCGCAACTGGCGCTCAACAAACTCAACAAGGTGGAATGCGACATGACGGGGCAGACGCCGAAGGAGGGGGTGTGAATGTGGAGAGGACATTCAAGATAGAGCTTACAGATGAAGATGTTTGGGAAATAAGAACCCTGCAAAGCAATGCGGCTTTTACAATATCAAAGCGGATGATTGGAGACTGGCGCAGAACTCAAGAGGACCGGGATGTGGAGCACCAACTTGCGGTATTGAGCAAAATTATGCGGAGCATTGACGGTGCCCTGCTCCGCGAAAGAGGCCGTTGAATGACTCTGCGTATCTTTGAATCCACCTACCGCGAGCTGCCCTGCATGAAGGCGGTTGCCACGATCAACCGGAGCAAGAAACTCGGCATCTCAAAGCGCGTTCAGAAGACGTGGCGGGCTGTGGGTGAGGTGTTCAAAGTCAGGCGTGATGAAGTTGAAAAGGCGTTCATATCCCAGGCCGTTCGATGGGAAAAGCAGGCACTTGAACGCCTTAAGAACGGCGAGCAGCCGGAACTGAAACAGGAGGAGATTTTTATACCCGCTCAAACACCCACGCCTTCTGACGTGGATCAGCCTTTCCCCCATTTGGAATCACCTGCTCAATCCTCCTCAGCAAACCCCACTTCACCAGCCGCGCCACCCGTTTGTGGATGATGGATTCTCGGGCCTTGTTGGACACCAGCCCGGCCTCCATCATCTCTCTCAAAACCTCCGGACAGGATCGGCGTTTGCGTTTGGGGAAGGCTTGCAACGTGTCGAGATATTCCCGGCTCAAGGTTCGCCGGCCAGTGGCCGCGCAGGACTTGCAGGGGATGGTGGGCGTATCACACTTCATTTCGCGCCCACTTATCGCATTATTCCCCCGGTGCAGTCAAGAGAAAAGTCAGGAGGCGAATTCCAACTGGCCGCTCATGGCCAGCTTCTTCGCCTTGCGGCGAAGGTCGTCGCGCCAGTCGGGGGTGCGCTTGGGAGGCTTTTCGGGCTTGAGCCGGGCGATTTGGAAACCGCGCTTCAGGGCGCCGAAGAATCCGACCGCCACCCCGTCGGCCATGTCCGGGGATCGTCCGGTCTTTTCCTTCACCTTGTCCTTTGGCTCCACCTCCGTTTTGTTGGAGCCAACGATCATCCATTCGCGCGAGGAGAATTCCATGATGACATCCTCAGTGAACCCCCGCACCTGACCGGATTCCACCGCATGACGCACTTGAAACCAGAGTTGGCTGACAAATTTGGAATAGTACTCGCGGCAGGTTTTGGAAATGTCGGCTGAAACCGGGTCATCGGTCGGCACCCCACCACAATCCACTGTTTCTCCAGGCGAACCCCACGTTTTGGAAAGGGCGCTGACCAGAGACGTTCGCATACCCGCATCGTAGAAAAAATCCTCCGGGGGAATGTTCCGGTCATTGCACTGCTGCATGACGTAGCGGGCAATCTGATATTCCGGAGGATCATCCAGACCGGGATCAATCGGCACCACCATCATTTCCTTGAGCGCGATGATCTGACGCTTGGAACTATTGTTGGCCATTGAATGGGCAATGGCGGAATCCGGCAGGGAAAACTTTTTCATCTCAACTTCCAGTCCAAACTGGAGCGTGCCGAAAATGCAGCGGTCCCCGCCAACGCCGCGATAGGCCGCGTCAAGAAATGCAATCGTCCGGATGTTTTCATCCCGCCAGAGTGGTTCATCCATCGCGTTGTATTTTAGACAAAGCTGGCGCGTGAGCACACGGCGGGAACCCTGGCCTCGGGGCATTCTTCCGAGGTCCATCATCGTGTACCACATGGACTCCTTGCCGTAAAATGAGATGTCCCGGTTGATGTCGGCCTGGCAGATCAGCGGGATTCCAAGCTGGCCGTCCAGATTGGGCGAGTCGTCTCCGGGTAGCTGGATGGCGATGCCCTGCTCCCGTCGAATTGGCCAGGTCTTGGTGCCGAATTGCTGGTCTATGCCACTTTCCCATCCGCCCAGATGCGGGGCAGGCTCGCCCAGAACCCCGAGCGCATCGGTGGTGTCCTTGGGATTTCCCAGGCCAATGCACTTGAAGTCGGGGTTTTTATCCAGGTTGGAAATCGCATCGCAGAAGGCGCGAGGGAGCAAACTCAGCTCATCTCCCAGCAATCGCACGCGCTTGTTCTTGATGCCGGCAAAATCGGAAATACCGACAAATGTTTCACCCCGCTTGCAAGGAACACCAACGCAGTTGTGAACTATTACGCCGTTGACCGAGTAGCTTGGATGTCCTTCAACCGAGAGATTGTGAACCTGATAGCCCCCTGAACTCCGGTCAAATCTTTC